AACTATAGGAGATGTTCAATACCCAGCAAAGATATTTTCTTTATGGAGTAAATCTCAATTAAATGCCATTGGTATCATAGAGGTAACATTTGATGATAGTAATAAAAAAGATGAAAATTGGTATGTCAATACTAATCAAACTTTTACCTATGATGCATCTGCTGGAACTGTAACTGCAGCTTATGGTACAGCTACAGCAAAAGCTCACGCTGACACCTTATGGACACAGCAAGATTCAGACGATGGTAATTTACCTGATGATAAAGAAGTTGGGGATATAAAAGTTGAAGGATTAAAAACACAATTAATTAGAACAATTAAACAACAAGCTGCAGGAATATTACAGAATACAGATTGGTATATAGTTAGAAAAGCAGATACAGGTACAGCAGTGCCATCATCTATTACAACTTATAGAGCAGCAGTAAGAACTAAAGCAGCTGAGATGGAAACAGCTATTACAAATGCTAGTGATACACCAGCGTTAGAGACTTTATACACATACACAGAACAAGAAGATGGATCTGTCACTAGACCATTAGGTGAGCTTCCAGAATTGGAGTCTTAATGCCCCTAATACTTGGAACGAATTCTATAAAAGACACAACATATGAAGTTGCTAACTCATTAAGACTTGATAGTGCTAGCACTGCATATTTAAGTAGAACTGTAAATTTAACAGAAGGCTCAACATCACAGCATAAATTTACTATATCATGTTGGTTTAAATTAGGAAAAACAGGGCAATCAAATGGAGAACTTTTTGGTGCTCATGGTTCAAATGATTATTTTACTGTAAGAGTTCAAAATGGAAATAAAATAGATATTCTTTCTTATGATAATGCAATAAAAGGAAGATTAGTAACTAATCAACTTTTAAGAGATCATTCAGCTTGGTATCATATTGTAGTTGCTTGTGATAGTAATCATGGAACTGGTGGAAATAGAATGAGACTTTACCTTAATGGTTCTGAAGTCACATCTTTTGGTACTGACACACATCCCTCAAGTGGTACTGATTTAATTGCTGCAAATATGGATACAGTTAATATAGGAAGAAATGTAGATCAAATTGGTGGTGCTGGTCTATTTGACGGATATATAGCAGAATTTGTGTATATAGATAATGATCAATTAGAACCAGGTTCATTTGGAGAATTTGATGAAAACACAGGAATATGGAAACCTAAAGATGTATCTGGAATTTCAGGACTAAGTAATACTTTTTCTTTTTATTTAGATTTTGAAGATTCAAGTAATTTAGGAAATGATGTATCAGGTAATAATAATGATTTTACATCAAATAACTTAGCGGCAATAGATCAATCTACTGATACTTGCACAAATAATTTTCCAACTATGAATCCCTTAATTTTAGGTTCTGGCACAACTTTATCAGAGGGTAATTTACAATTAAATCCAGGAACAAATAGTACAGGGTTTCACTCTGCTTCAACAATGGGAGTTAGTACTGGAAAATGGTATTGGGAAGCAAAACTTGTTTCAGGAACTAAAGGAGCATTTGGTATTATTTTTGATGGGTCATCAGGGAATGTTTTTGAACATCAACGAAATAATAAAATGCCAGGTGGATTTAGTGGAAATGCTAACTCTTGGGGATATAAACCAGGAAATTCTGGTAATGTAGAAAATAATGCTGGGGATATAAGTTTTTCTGGTGTTACTGCAACAAGTTCTAATATTTTAGGATTTGCAATGGATTTAGATAATGGTGCTTTATACATTCATAAAGATGGGACATATATGAATAGTGGAAACCCAACATCAGGATCGAGTAAAACAGGAGCAATAGACATTTCAGGTGGAGAAGCTGGATTTGTTTTTCCAGCATACGGAGATAGTGATACAGGTGCTTCACCTTCTGCAGCTTATAATTTTGGTAGTCCACCTTATAGCGAAAGTGGAGGTGAATCAGATGCAGATGGTCATGGAAACTTTAATCAATCTGTGCCATCAGGATATTTTGCACTATGTTCTAAAAACCTAGCGGAGTATGGATAATGGCTTACACTACAATAGATAAATCAACAAATTATTTTAATACTAAACTTTATGCTGGAGATAATGCAACATCAAATGCAATTTCGGGGGTAGGATTTAAACCTGATTGGTTATGGATTAAAAATAGGAGTGGAATTTCAGATCATCAAACAGCAGATAGTGTTAGAGGTAAAAGTGGTTCACTTTTTCTTCAATTACGAGCAAATACTAATGATTCAGAAGTAGTTCAACCAGATGATGATGGTGTAAAAAGTTTGGATAGCGATGGCTTTACTGTTGGTTATACTAATTCTACTGCTTGGAATAATTCAGGAAATAACTATGTAGCATGGAATTGGTTAGCTGGTGGCTCTGCATCATCAAACACAGATGGAGATATAACCTCAAGCGTTTCTGCCAACACTACTGCTGGATTTAGTATTGTGTCTTATACGGGAAATGGCTCTGCTGGTGAAACAGTTGGTCATGGATTAGGTTCAAAACCGAAAGTAATTATAGTAAAAATAAGAAGCACCACAGACCATTGGATTTTTTATCATGAAGATACAGGTGCAACAAAAAATTTAAGATTAAACACAACTGATGGATTAATAACAGCTGGTGGTCCATTTAATAATACAGAACCAACTTCTTCTTTATTTACTCTTGGAAGTGGAAGTGCAACAAATACAAATTCAGCAACTTTTATAGCCTACTGCTTCGCAGAGAAAAAAGGCTACAGCAAGTTCGGAAGCTACACAGGAAATGGAAGTACAGATGGAACATTTGTTTATACAGGGTTTAGACCAGCATGGGTTATGAGTAAAAGAACAAATAGTTCAGGAAATTCTTGGAGAATATTTGATAATAAAAGACCTGGATTTAATACATCTTCTATGAATTTTGTTCATGCAAATTTAACTAATTCAGAAGATACAGGAGATGTTATGGATTTAAATTCTAATGGTTTTAAAATCAGAACTAACAGTACAGATCAAAATACTTCTGGTTCAGTATATATTTATATGGCCTTTGCAGAATTTCCATTTGTTACATCTACAGGAATACCAACAACAGCGAGATAATTATGTTACAAAAATTAAAATTTGCACCAGGATTTAATAAACAAGTCACTGCCACAGGTGGTGAAGGTCAATGGGTTAATGGTGACAATGTGCGATTTAGATACGGGTCACCTGAAAAAATAGGTGGTTGGGCACAATTAGGATCTGTTGAGATGACAGGTCGTAATACAGCTATTCATCATTTTGTAAATACATCTGGTATTAAATATGCAGCACTAGGAACTAGCAGTATTTTATATGCATACTCTGGCGGTATCTTTTACGATATACATCCAATAAAAGCTACGACAACTTTAACAAGTGCATTTTCTACAACAAATGGATCTGCAGTTGTAACATTAACTTTTTCTTCTGCACACAACATTGGTAAAGGTGACATTATTTTATTAGACAACTTTTCTGCTATTACAAATTCTGATTTTGTATCTGGTGATTTTGATGATGTAAAATTTATGGTTACATCAATTCCAACTGATACTACACTAACAATTACCATGGGCTCTAATGAAACTGGATCAGGTGCATCTACATCTGGTGGTATAAGAGTTAGACACTACTACCCTGTAGGACCTGCAGTAGAAGTTGCATCAACAGGTTGGGGCCTTGGATCATGGGGTGGTCAAGCACAAGGACAGTTTACATCAACATTATCATCAGGAATTAATGCAAGTGTAACAAGTCTAACAATGGCAAGTTCATCTTCGTTTCCATCTTCAGGAACAGTTATTATAGGATCAGAATTAATTACATACACAGGAAACAGTAGTGGAACTTTATCTGGTTTAACAAGAGGTGCAAATGGTACAACAGCTGCAACTCATAGTTCTGGTGCAACAGTGACAGACGCATCAAACTTTTTTGCGTGGAATACATCTACATCTGGAGACATTATTACAGCTCCGGGTTTATGGTCGTTAGATAATTTTGGTAATAAATTAATTGCAACAATAAATGGTGGAGAGTCATTTGAATGGAATTCAAATCCTACAGATGCAACATCTACTAGAGCAACTATTATATCAGGCGCACCAACTGCTTCTGCATTTAGTTTAGTATCAACACCAGATAGACATTTAATATTTTTTGGAACAGAAACAACTATTGGAACTTCAACTACACAAGACCCCATGTTTGTAAGATTCTCTTCTCAAGAAGACATCAACACTTATGCACCAAGTGCAACCAATACTGCGGGTACGCAAAGACTTGCAGATGGATCTAAGATTGTTGGAGCAATTAGAGGTCGTGATGCAATATATGTTTGGACAGATACAGCGTTGTTTACCATGAGGTTTGTTGGTCCACCGTTTACTTTCTCTTTTCAACAAGTTGGTACAAACTGTGGATTGATTGGACAAAACGCAGCTGTTGAAGTTGATGGTACTGCGTATTGGATGTCAGAAAATGGTTTCTTTAGATATGCTGGTAGATTAGAATCTTTACCATGTTTAGTTGAGGACCATGTATTTGATGATATTAACACCATACCTAAACAACATATCAATGCAGGGCTTAATAACTTATTTGGTGAAGTCATGTGGTTTTATCCAAACGAAGGTTCTGGAACTGTAAATAGAATGGTAGCATATAATTATCTAGATTCAAGCAACGAGCGACCAGTGTGGACTACAGGAACATTAGCTAGAACAGCTTGGCAAGACTCAGCTGTATTTGGTAAACCACATGCAACAGAATATGACACAAGTTCAA